AGTCGAAGTTGGCTGAACCATGATTCGGCCCTCCTGACGGATTTTAAATCATGGTTGATGTTATCCTGTTGTCTCAGCCCAGTGTTATCGTGACCTGGATCGGATTTCTAGGGTTTACTCCCTTTCTGTCCACTAGGTGGGGCTTTGGACCCCACCATCGCCATTATTTTTTCTTTTCTGGTTTTTCTGGTTTTTATTTTGTAGTTTATTCACTTTGGTTCGGTTGGTTCCGACCCTTCGGTGTTGAAATGTTAACATATATATATACTGTGTCGTATTCAGATCTAAATGAGCATCATCCCAGCGTCCTCGATCAGGGCGGGAGCTGACTCCATCAGGCCGGAAAAGAAACCCCCAATAGAATCGAGAATTCCTGATTTAGTGATACCGGCTTGAACGGCCAACATCTCCCCCGCTTCGACAACGTGAGGGTGATCATTGTATAGTTGTTTTACCTTATCCACGACTCCTGGAGAATGTGTATTTGCTTTAGAAGCAATACGTGAATGTGTTGGATTTCCCATCTCCGGGAGTAGTTCGTAATGGGTGATGAACTCTACACCTAGTACAGCGGTAGAAGCTGGGCCACCTGCCACAAATACATCAAGTATTGTAGTTGGTAGTCCTCCATCTGCCACGGCTAGAGTGTTGGTAATATCAGTTGGTAAATAGTCATGGTACTTAGGACCCACGGGTTTAGACATCCATGTGTACTCAGCACCAGGCTTGATGGGCAATCGTCTAGTGGTTTGGTCATAGTCTTTGAACTCTGGTGAGTTATGGAGATTTGACGCTGAATTTAGTCTGATCCATCCTTGTGAGTTGTCAGAGTTGGAAAGTACGGTAATTCGTACCCCAGCACTAACGACCCTAAACCCGATGTGATCATCTATATGCGCGAAATCATCTGCTGTTGACCAGGAGTTAAAGGCTGTGACGGCTTCACCCACAATAGTACCCGCGTTTCTGTAGTATTCTGCTGGTAATGTTGTGCATTGGAAAGCGATGCAACCGTTTGCATCTGTAGAGATTGTTCGTAACTCCCTACCGATACAGGTGCTTGACACTGATGAAGATGAGTCGTATTGTTTTGCTCCCAATGCTTCTGCTGAGAAGGCATAACATTGTGAGTTAAGAACTTGACGACCGATTTTAGCTTTGTGACCAGCATTCCCATTGCGTCGTTTTCTTCTGCGATTGCGTTTGTTTGGATTGTTGTTTCTGTTAGATCTAGTCATCCTGTAATATGTATTGTATTTATTATTAATTGTTATTTGTTGCTTGTATAGTAGCTTTCGTAGTTGGTTTTGTAATTCTTGGTTGTTAATTTGATGTAATCAAAGGTGCCTGTACCATTGAAATCGATAGGTAATCCTTTCCTATACTCATTTTCTATGTTAACCTGTTGTTGGGGTGAGATGTCAAATGCGTGGTAAAAGGACACCCTAGCGGCATCCGTGATAACTCGTTCTTTAACATCCAACCCAGCAGCAGCATAGGCCTTTCCCCCATTTAATAAGCCATGTTTACCAAAGGTCCCCTCTCCCAACTTGGCGAGACCTGAATAAAATTCCCATAGAATTGGCACCCCTGATCCCAAGGCTTTTCCACACTGGCCAACGTCATTGGCCCATTGCTTCCAAGCCTTGGGCGTAGTAAGTGGTAGATTACTGCACATGTCCTTGGACAAACTTGAGGGAAAATTGCGCACCATCTTGTATCCTTCCGAAGTTAGTACAGGATGCGACTGACAGAACTCAATATGTTCAAGCATGTAGACCGGCTCCTCTATTTGCATGTAGAAACCGAGAGACTTGCAGAACTTAAAGAGTCCAGAGATAAATTTGCTGTAGTCACGGCGCTCCATGATAACAGTGCAGTCATCCCCATTGTTAGCCAGACGTGTCTTAATCCCTTTCATGTCAGCATAAGACCACATCATTGCGCAAGATAAAAGACAATTACCAAGTCCAGTATTCATGTCCCCGGAGCACCGGGTACCATGCGTGGTGTACTTGATTTTGCCTGTGTTAGTGTGCATTGTGCATTTATTGTGAAGTTGCATTGATAATAAATACCGGAGCTCATCTCTTTGGGCCCCGTGGTAATCCGCCAGGTAGACGTCGTGTTCATACTTCAGCGCATCGACCGAGACGTGCTGGTCGAAGCGTTTGGCATCAATGCCGACGGCTACTGGATTACTGAATTCCAGCCACATTTGGTGTATGGCTCGACCGGTCTCCAGGGCATTTAACCCCTTCATAACGGTCG